GGTACATTAGTAAGTCAAGGAGTTAGTGAAGTAACTAATACTAACCAAGCTAGAGTAATTGTAAACACTAGAGGTTAAAAATATAACAAATAAATAATTATTAATTTTTAAAACAAAAACAATGCGTAACGAATTAAATAATGTAACTAGCAAATTGTTTAAAACTGATTTGGCACAGCATAAAGTTGAGTTAGAAAGTGTAAACGTTGGGAACTATACTTCAAAAGCAAATCAACTACAAAAAGATTTTGATAACGAATATAAAAAACAAATATTAGCAGTTCAAGATACAGTTGTAAAATACAATAATATGATTGGAGATTTAGCTAATAATTTTGATAAAGAAATAGAATTATATAAATCAAAAGTTAAAGATTTAGGTATAGATTATAATTCTGTACCACTTGCAAAAGTAGCAGATGCTGCTAGAAAAAGTATAATGAATAAACCTACATACTTTAAATCAATAATGGATAAATTAAAATCTTTATAATTAAATCAATAAATATGTCAAATGTAATTAATCAAATCAAAACCATTTTGGGAATGGAAGTAAAACTAGCCCAAATGAAGTTAGATAACGGAACAGTTTTAGAAGCTGAAGCTTTTGAAGCTGGTATGCCTGTTTTTATCGTTAACGAAGAAGATCGTATCGCTTTACCAGTTGGAGAGTACAAACTAGAAGATGGTATGATGCTTATCGTTGTTGAAGAAGGTATTATCGCTGAAGTTAAAGAGGTAGAAATGCCTGAAGCTGAAGTAGAGGTTGAAGAACCTGAAGTAGAAGTAGAAGTTGAACAAGAAATGTCTGAAACTGCTACTCCTAAAAAAGTTATCGAATCTATCGTTAAAGAATCTCACTTTTCAAAAGAAGAAGTAGACGCTTTAAAAGCAGAAATTGAAGCTTTAAAAGAAGAAATTAAATCTTTAAAAGAAGTAAAAGAAGAAGAAGGTGTAGAATTATCTGCACAACCTTTAGTACACAACCCAGAAGCAACTTCTGAGGTTAAATTAAATCTATACTCACAAAGCAGAACTAGAAATACTTTTGATACTGTATTGAGTAAAATTGCAAACATTAATAATAACTAAAATTAAACACTAAAAAAATGGCTACTACAACGTCAATTACAACTACTTACAGCGGAAGTTTTGCAGGTAAATATATCTCTGCTGCATTATTATCAGCTTCTACTATCGAAAATGGTGGTATCGAAGTAAAACCAAACGTTAAATACAAAGAAGTAATTAAAAAACTTGCTACTGATGCAATCGTTAAAGATGCAACTTGTGATTTTGATGCTACTTCTACTGTAACTTTAACTGAAAGAATTTTACAACCAGAGGAATTCCAGGTAAATTTGCAACTTTGCAAGAAGGACTTTAAATCGGATTGGGAAGCCGTTCAAATGGGATATTCTGCATTTGACTCTATGCCTCCAAGCTTTGCTGATTACATTTTATCTCACGTAGCTGCTAAAGTTGCTGAGAAAACAGAACAAAACATTTGGAGAGGTGTTAACGCTAATGCAGGAGAATTTGCAGGTTTCGCTACTTTGTTAGCTGCTGATGCTGCTTTACCTACTGCACAAGAAGTTGCTGGTACTACAGTTACTGCTTCAAATGTCGTAACGGAATTAGGGAAAATCGTTGATGCACTTCCTGCTGCACTTTACGGAAAAGAAGATTTACATATCTATGTATCTCAAAATATTGCTAAAGCTTATGTACGTGCTTTAGGCGGTTTTGGAGCTTCTGGTTTAGGTGCTAATGGTACTAACTCTATGGGTACTCAATGGTGGAATAACGGATCACTTACTTTTGATGGTGTAAAAATATTCGTTTGTAATGGTATGGCTGCTAACACTGCAATCGCTGCTGAAAAATCTAACTTATATTTTGGTACAGGTTTATTAAACGACCTAAACACTGTTAAGTTAATTGATATGGCTGATTTAGACGGATCTGAAAATGTAAGAGTAGTAGCTAGATTTACTGCTGGTGTACAATACGGAAACGTACAAGATATCGTAACTTACGGAATCACTAACTCTGCTAACTAATAATTAGTAAGATTAAACTTAAAAGGGTGGTGGAATAAACACCATCCTTTTTTTTTATTAATAACTTTAAAAAAACATATATATGGCTTGTGATATTTCATTAGGTAGAATTGAACCTTGTAAAGATTCAGTAGGTGGATTGAAAGCTGTTTATTTCGTAAATTATGGTGATGCTACAGGTTACACTTACAATGGCACTAATACAGATGTTATTGACGATGTAGCAGGTACGCCTACAGCATATAAATACGATTTAAAAGGTGCTTCTACATTTACACAAAATATAAATAGTTCTAGGGAAAATGGAACTACTTTCTTTGAGCAAGTATTAGCTCTTACATTTAAAAAATTATCTATTGTAGATAACAAACAACTTAAATTGATGGCTTATGGCCGTCCACAAGTTATTGTTGAAGATAACAATGGTAATTTCTTTTACGCAGGATTAAAACACGGAATGGATGTAACAGGTGGTACTATTGTAACAGGTGGTGCTATGGGAGATCTTTCTGGATATACTTTAACTTTAACAGGTATGGAACCAGTACCAGCTAACTTTATCGGAGATACTTTAGCAGGGGCAGGGTTTACTGTTGTTGTTGGATCTTAATATTTAATTATATTACTTTTAAAGGGTGGCTTTTTGCTGCCCTTTTTTTGTTATAACAAATTTGTAGTTTTTTAATTTTTAAAATAAAACAATGATAATACTAAAAGAACAAGTAGGAGTACAAACATTACGATTTATTGTAAATGGTACTACTGCTACTTCTATAGTTTTAATTGATGAAGAAACAAATGTAGAAACAGAAGTTAATTGCACATTTACTGCTTCTAAATACTATATTCAAACTAGCGTAGCTTTAGATGTTTTAGAAAATAAATACTATACTATTAAAGTTAAAAATAATTCTAATGTAGTTTATACAGGTTTAGCTTTTTGCACTAACCAAACTATAGCAGATTACACTATAAACAAGGATGCTTATGTAGAGCATACTACAGATAACGAATTTATAATTTATGAATAACATACACATTTTAAATTTAAGTGCTTATACATCTCCTGTAATAGAAGAAAGCAAAAATAAAGACTTTGTACAATACGGAACTGATAACAATTACTTTCAGTACTTAATTGAAAGATATCTTTATTCTAATACTAACCACGCTATTATTACTGGTGTTACCAATATGATATATGGTAAAGGTATTTCTGCAACTGATTCGAATAGAAAACCAGATCAGTATGCACAAATGATGTCTATTATAAAAGGAGATTGCTTAAAGAAAGTAGCTTTAGAAAGAAAATTACTAGGTATGGCTTCTATGCAGGTTATTTACTCAAAAGGTAAAGTAACTAGAATAGATCATTTTCCTATGAATACTTTAAGAGCTGAAAAGTGTAATGACAAAGGAGAAGTTGAAGCTTGGTATTATCACCACGATTGGACTAAATACAGAAATGGAGATGTTTTAAAACGTATTCCTGCTTTTGGTTTTGGTAATGGTAATGAAGTAGAAATTTATGTGATTAAACCTTATGTATCAGGTTACCATTATTACACTCCGATAGATTATAGTGGTGCTTTACCTTATGCTAAATTAGAAGAAGAAATTGCAGATTATTTGATTAATGATGTAATGAATGGCTTTAGTGGTACTAAAGTAATTAACTTTAATAACAATATACCACCAGAAGAAAAAAGGCAAGAAATTGCAAATGATGTTAAGCGTAAATTAACAGGTGCTAAAGGAGATAAAGTAATTGTATCTTTTAATGCTTCACAAGAAAACAAAACTACTGTAGATGATATTCCTTTAAACGATGCACCTGCACACTACGAGTATCTTTCTACTGAATGTTTTGAAAAGTTAATTGTAGGGCATAGAGTAACAAGTCCTATGTTATTAGGAATTAGAGATACAGGTGGTGGTTTAAGTAATAATGCAGATGAAATTGAAACTGCAACTAGATTATTTGATAATATTGTTATCAGACCATACCAAATAGAAATAATAGATGCCTTAGATGTTATTTTAGCGGTTAATGGTATATCATTAAACTTATATTTTAAAACAATACAACCTTTAGATTTTATCGATGTTAATACTGCTAATGCTACAACTAACGAGGAAGAAACTGGTATCAAAATGTCTAAATTATGCTGTGCAAGTGATAAAGATACTTCTGTGGATATAGCAGATTTATTAATAAGCAAAGGCGAAGATTTAAGCGAAGAATGGTTTTTAATAGATGAAAACGAAGTAGATTATGATTTAGAAGATGAATTAGATGCTGAAATAGATTTTTTAAACCATAAAGACAAAAAAGAACAAAGTTTACTTTCTAAAGCTTGGAATTTTGTAAGAACAGGAACTGCTAAACCTTTAACTAAGTCAGAAGACGATAAAGTAATAGATGGAGTTACATTTATTACTAGATATGTTTATAGTGGAAATGAAACAGGAGAAAGAGATTTTTGTAGCAAAATGTTATCTGCTAATAAAGTTTATAGAAAAGAAGATATTATGGCTATGGAGAGAGAAGCAGTTAATGCTGGTTTCGGAAAAAATGGCTCTGATTTTTACTCAATCTGGTTTTATAAAGGCGGACCTAGATGCCGCCACGCTTGGTTGCGTAGAACTTATGCTAGTTTTGATACTAAAATAGATCCTACTAATCCAAACGCAAAGCCATTAAGTATTGCAAAAGCTGAAAGTTTTGGGTATAGAATTAGAAACGATAAAAAGGTTTCTATGAAGCCAAATGATATGCCTTATAAAGGATATACAGAAGAATATTGGAACGAAAAAGGTTTTAAAAATTAAGATATGGCTTACGCACTATTAATAAGTACAGAGGATGTAAAAAAGTTTACTATACTAAATGGCAATTTAGATGTAGATGACTTTATTCAATATATAAAGATAGCACAGGATATTACTATTCAAAATTATTTAGGAACTGATTTATACAATAAGTTTCAAACTTTAATTATTGATGGTGATATTAACGATGCAGAGTTTTTAAAGTATAAAACGCTTTTAACTACTTATATTAAACCAATGTTAATTCATTGGAGTATGGTTCACTATTTGCCTTTTGCAGCTTATACAATAGCTAATAAAGGTGTTTACAAGCATAGTTCGGAAAACGCTACTAATGTAGAGAAAAACGAAATAGATTTCTTAGTAGAAAAAGAAAGAGATATAGCAGAACACTATACACAACGCTTTATAGATTATATGTGTTTTCAACAACAGGAGTTCCCAGAATATACTTCTAACTCAAATGATGATATGAACCCTGATACTAATAATTTTTATGGATCTTGGGTTTTGTAAATGGAGAAAAAAAGAAAAAAAGTAGGTAACTATAAACCTAAAGAAGAGAACAAACAAAAGCTAGAATTGTTTTTAAAAAAAATAGAAAATGGCAAATAATATAGATTGGGGGCAAGGTGTAAACAACAACGATATCGGTTGGGGTCAAGGTGCTATAAATAATAATATAGGTTGGGGTAGTGTTTACTCAGTTAGTTGGAGTGGAGAAACTGAATTACTAGGTAATGAATACGAATCAGTAATTGACTTTATGGCTAGAGTAGATACTGATAGCGGTACATTTGAAGCAAAACAATGTTTAATTAATACAATAGAAAATATATGAGTTTATTTGATAGTGCTTCTTTGGTAGTTACACCAAACGGAACGAAAGCATCAAAATTATATAGCATTATTCCTACTGATGGAAGTGGTGATTTAACTGTTACTAGAGCTACAACAGCAACGAGAGTTAACTCAAGTGGTTTAATTGAAAGCGTAGCTAATAATGTACCAAGATTAGATTATTTAAATTCTAGTTGTCCTAGTATTTTAGTAGAACCACAAAGGACTAATTTATTAACTTATAGCGAAGGTAATTTATCTACTTATGATATTAGTGCTAATTGTACAAATGCATCACCTTCTATAAATGGATTTTCTAATTCTATACAAGTACCTTCAACAGGAACAACTTATTTTTATAAAACTGCAACTACAACTTTATCACAAGTTTATACATTATCTTGCTTTATTAAAATGGATGATAATTCAGCACCTGTTTTAGGAGTTAATAGTTCTTTAGGTAATTTAAGTTTTGTAGCTAAAGGAAATATTGCACCTGATAATTTAAAAGTTACTTTAATTGGAAATAATATTTATAGAATAAGTGCAACTACTGTAGGTAATGGTATTCCGGGATATTTTGGAATTGTTAGATACTCAAGTCAAACGCTTAAAACTTTTAAAATATCAGGTATACAATTAGAATTAGGTTCTTACGCTACTTCTTATATACCTACAACTACAGCTGCAGTAACTCGTAATGCTGATGTTATTTCTAAAAGTGCAATAACTTCTTTAATAGGGCAAACAGAGGGTACGATGTTTATTGATACTAATATTGATAATATATCTGCTCAAATAAATGAACCTGTTTTATTATATGCTAAAGGAACTTCTTCTGCGTTTATAGAAATAACGCCTGCAGGACTTATTGGAGCTTATAATAATGGTTCTACTTTTACAGGTTTAGTTGTTTGGACAACAAGTTTACAAAATGGTAGGCACAAATTTGCTTTTGCTTATAAAAATAATGATTTTGTTTTATATTCTGATGGTGTTCAAGTAGGAACAGACACAAGTGGTTCGGTATCAGGAACTTTAACAAGTTTCGGTTTTCAATATGATGTAAGCCAATATATAGGAAGACAAAATATAAATGCTTCTGCACTTTGGAAAACTCGTTTAACTAATGCTGAATTAGCACAATTAACAACTATTTAAAATGTATATATATAAATTAAAATATTCGGATAAAGAAACTGCTTTAAAAGATTTATTAAAAAAAGGAGTTTATATTGAAAGTGAAAATTTAAATAAAGAATTAGTTTTATCTTTTGGAAATGGAATTCAGGCAGTAGTTGAATTAGGTTTAATTGTTTTAGTTAATGGAACTGTAGATAATGATTTAAATCAAGTAACTGCGCCTATTTACGCAGATGGTTATCACTTTGATATTATGAGTGAAAACAAAATAGATTTTGGTAAAAACGAAATAACAGTTAATAATCCAAAACATTATTTTGCAGGATACGAACCTAAAGTAGAAACAGATTTAAATACTTTAGAAAATGAAATCATATCTTAGTTATTTTCTTACTGGTTTAGTTTTATTTTTTGCTCCTATTCAGGGCTTACTTATTGCTGTGGCATTTGGGATAATGTTAGATACATTTACTGGTATCTTTAAGAGTATAAAGTTAAACGGATTGCAGTCTATCAGGAGCCGTAAACTTTCTAATGTTATCTCTAAAATGTTACTTTACCAAGTATCTATTATTAGTTTATACACTATTGATAAATACCTTTTAAATGAATTAGTAAACCTACACTTTAGCACTCAATTTTTATTTACAAAGTTAATAGCTATTATTTTAGTGTTTATTGAGTTAGTTTCAATTAAAGAAAATATAGAAGAAGCTTTAAATGTAGATATTTGGAAGTTACTTAAAAACTTAATGAAAAGAGCTAAAGAAGTTAAAACTGATATAGATAGCTTAAAATGATAATTACTAAAAATTTAACATTACAAGAGTTAATACATTCTAATACTGCAAAAGCTAAAGGAATTGATAATAGTCCTACTAATGAACATTTAAGAAATTTAATTGAAATAGCTAATAATATATTTCAACCTTTAAGAGATGGTATTGATAAGCCAATTAGAATTTCAAGTGGTTATAGAAGTGAAAAGTTAAATAAAGCTGTAGGAGGTTCTAAAACATCACAGCATAATAAAGGTCAAGCTTTAGATTTAGTAGCTACTACAGGTTTTACTAATAAAGATATATTTGATTATATTAAAAAGCATTTAGAGTTTGATCAAATGATTTGGGAGTTTGGTACAGATAAGAATCCTGACTGGGTACACGTTTCTTATAATAAAGGTAAAAACAGAAAACAAACACTTAAAGCAATAAAAAAAGATGGTAAAACTGTATATATTAATTATTAGTTTATTTTTATTTAGTTGTGGTAGCAGAAAAGCTATTGTAAATAAAGCAGAAATTAAACAAGAAACTTCAAAAGAAACTACTACAACTTTAACTGATAGTAGTAATGTTACTATTAAATACGATATAACTACAGATTTACTTACTGTATTCG